CCCAGTTGTTGGGTTGTAGCTGCCGGCGTAACGCAAGTTGCGGTTGAACAGCGTGCTGGCGCCGGTCTTCATCCAGCTGTTGCCGTTCCACACCGACACCTGGCCGGTGCTTTCCTGCAACCAAATCATCCCGATTGGATGAGCATTGACACCAGCTGATGGCACCGCCTCCTGGATGTAGGCAGTGGCATAGTCCGCCAGCTTGTCCGCCGTAACGGTGCGGTTCTGCAGCCGTGTGCCGTTTAGCTGGCCACTAACAATCTTGCCGGCATCCAAGTCGGGAATGTCACCAGCAGCTAGTGCTCCCCCCGACGTAACTAACCCCGTGGAGGAAACGGTGACCTTTTGATAAGTACCTGCAGAAACGCCACTCGGCGCCAGGCTTAGTGCCCCAGTGCCGCTGATCAGTAGCCCGCCGCTGGTAGGAGCAGAGACAGCCCCGACTGCGGTTGCGGAACCTACGGGCAGATCGGTTGGTTTCAGCGCCGTCGCGCCCGTCACCAGTCCGTGGGCATTCCAAGTAAGGCCATTGGCGGTTCCCGCTGTGACCACATTGGTGATGCTCACGCCCCCTGCTGGACTAATCGTCAGCCCACCCGTTGTGGGAAACGATGCCGCTCCTGCTGCCGTGCCAGTAGCCAGGGGCAGGTCCGAGCTGACCAGCGGCACCGCTCCAGTGATCAGACCTTGCGCGTTCCAGCTGATCCCCGACCGAGTGGCAGGTGCCAAGGCGTTGGTGATCCCCAGACGCCCCCCAACGAGCGAAAGCCCGCGATCCAAGGAGCCTGGTGTGAGCTTCTGCGCAGAGACGGTGCCATCGCTCAACTTGGCGCCATCGATGCCGGACGCCAGATGTGTGTTGGTGACAGCTCCCGCCTGAATGGCGTTGCTATCAACGGATCCGTCCGCCAGCTCACTGGCTCCCACACTGTTGGGGGCCAACTGAATGGCTGTAACGGAATCCGCCTGTAGCCTCGTCCCGTCAAACGACCCGACGGGCAGCAGGTTCAGAACGGCTCTCGACAAGTCATCAGCACGCACTTTCTTGGTGGTGCTGCCACTGATGTCTGCGATCGGCAGAACGTCTTGAGCTTCAATGTCGCCGCCGACCAGCGGACTCAGTTGTGAAATCCGAAGGTCAGGCATGGCACCTCAGACGCTGGCTCCAGCTTAGGTCTGTAGAACGTCGTCACTCTGCTCCAGGTAGATGTAGAAGTCGTCCTCCTGCAGCAGCGCCCCAATACCTGTAGCGGTTTCGATCCGCAGGGACAGAGGGCCGGTGGTCACAAAAGAGATCGAGGTGTTCACCACCTGCCCCGCCGCCACGCTCAGCCCAGCATTCGTCACCAGCGCTGTTGCCTTGTAAACCACATACCGAGCGCCCTTCTCGCTGGAGCTGCCCACCACGAACACCGCATCAAAGTTGCTGCCGAGCTGTGTACGCAGCAGCAGCTGGTGGAGATAAACCGGGAACGTCTGTAGCTCTGCTGGGCAGTCATCGCCGCAGCGGTCAGCCTTGAACGAGAACTGGCAGTTGAACTGCCCGCTGCCGCTGATCAGGGCACTCACCCGCTCACGGAACTCGTCACCCAAGCAACTGGCATCCACCGCATCGCGCTCGGTGTTCAGCTCATAACTGGTAATGCGGCCCAGCAGGCGGTCACGTCGTGACGGCTCGATCTCCAGCAGCAGGGGCTGTTGCCGGGAAAGCGCCGCTAACGGCACTCGCCGCGACACCTCATCGTTGATGGCGTCGGTGTAGTCGGTATGCAGCGACAGCAACCCCATGCCATCGACCGAGACATACCAAGCCCCTGATGGGTTGGTTGTGCCGTTGATCCAGCTCAGTGCGCTTTGATCTTCAGCCCAGATCGACAGCCGATCGCCCGAGATAAACGGTCCGCCGCCGCTCACGCCCTCCAGCGAAAAACCGCGCTCCACCGGATCCACATCGCTAGGGCGCAGCACACCACGCACAGCTTCACCAGTGCGGCGGATTGCGACGTACCCCTCGTCCCCCAGCAGAACAGACATGGATCAGAGACCGATGGAGTCGTAGTCGCCCGTCATCTGGAATGACACGTTCACTCTCATCAGATCGCCCGTGGCCACACTCAGCTCGGCACTAGTCAGGTAGGCGTAGAAGCTGATGCCGCGCTTGTCACGGCTGATGTTGCTCTGGCCGTCGTTCCACAGCAGCTCCATGTAGACCCTGGCGTTGGCTGCCGTCAGGTCCGCGCCGGTGATGATCGCGTTCAGCAGGGCGCGAACATTCGACTCAGGATTAACGGTCTTGTCCGCGTAGTCGTAGTACAGCAGGCTTGCGTTGCCGGTGGCGGACTTCAGCCCTGGAATCGAGCTGACCTCATAGTCCCCGAGCGTGGTGGTGTCCAGCGTCGCCAGCGATGACGACAGCGACCAGCTCGCCACCTTGGCGATGTCCTTCAGGCCGGTGCTGCCGGTGCTCGACAACCGCAGCCTGCCGTCCTTCCCCGAGTAGTAACCCGCTGTCAGGCCCATCGGAGCGCATCACATAAAAGCATCCTAGGCACCGTCCAGGTATCCAATGAACTTGCAGCTGACGGTGCTAATACCCGGCTGCACGCTGCTCACTTGTGGTGGGTCGGCATAGCGATATCGCAGCTTGCCGCCGTTGCCCTCGCTGGCGTAACCCTGCAGATTCGTGCTCATGCCCACCAGCGCGTTGCTGCTGGTGAAGGTCACATAATCCCAGCTGCCATTCACCGCTTCGTAATTGGCGACGATCAGCGCCGCCTGATCATCGGTGATGTTCTGGAAGGTCAGGCTCAGCTCAGCATCCGTCCAGCGGCTGCCATAACGCAGGGTGGTGACGGCGCCGTTGGCAGCACGGAAGTCGGTCTGTGCGTACTTGCCTGGAACGTAGCTGCGGCTGGATGGCTTGATGGCCGGGAAAGCGACAGGCATCAGGCTTCCTCCACCGCGAACACAGGCGTCACCCCATCAGGGTAAAACCAGTCCAAGATCTTCAGGCTGCCGCGATCAGTCAGGGGCGCGTAGCTGGCGCTCACCTCCACCAGACCCTCATCGTCGTAGGCGATTGACTCAGCCTTGTAGACGTTGTTGGTGGTCGTAGCCGCGCCGGCAATCGAGAACAGGCAACCCCACAGTGCTGTGTCAGCAGTTGTGCCGTTGCTAACCGTCAGCTGCGCTTCCTGCAAACCGACCGTGCCAGGCACCCAATACACCACGTTGTAGGTGCCGTTGAGCTTCTCAGCGCACTGCACCGTGCCGTCCTTGGTGATCGAGCCGTTGGGGCGGCGGTCCAGATGCGTGGTCTTCACCACTAGGCGGAAATACTGACCCGGTGCCAGCCCGAAGCAGTTGTTGGGTGTGGTCTTGAACTTGATGCCGTGATCCACGAAGCGACGCACCATCAGCGCGTACTTCGCAAACAGGATGGCGTGGTCTCGGCTCTTGCAAAAGGCGCTCAGATCGAATGACTCCACCCGCAGCTCGTCGGTGTTCGCGCCATCGGCGATGTAGCTCACCGCCACCAGCCGCTGCTCAGGGAAACCGTTGTCAGTGTCGAAGCGATAGAGCACATGGGCCTTGAACATCTGCCGCTCCTGCGCACCGAGGAAGCTGGTTTGCAGGTCGGCCACATTGCCGTCCGTGAACAGGGCTCGGATCTCCGGCTTGCCGTTGAAGTCGATCTTTCCGCTGGAGAGAATCGGCACGCCGGGCACCAGGCTGAACCGCCCGCCCTTGATCACAAAGTCCAGCAAGCAATACGACGCCTGCTCGTAGATCCACTCGCGCAAGTTGACCTGATCAGTCATTGCGCCATCCCAGTAGAGCCCGTTGGTTTCACAGAACCAAGCGGCTTGCCGCATGTCGTCCTCAATCACGCAGTCCGGGCCGAGGCTTGCACCGGCTCCAATGTCTGCGCGGGTCAGCAGCGCATAGGCAATATCCGGGACGGTGTTGATGGATTCATACGTGGTAGTAGCCAGCCTCCTTGACTTGATGCCGCGACGTACATAAGCGGAGATCTGCTGGAAGCTGATGCCTTCGGAACTGGTGGTCAGCCGCAGACCAGCTAGCGCAAGGTTTTGATACTGCGGACCGTTCGGCAAAGCGGCGCTCTTGTCAAACAGTTCATTGACATACGCCACAAGATGCTCTGGGCTGTCTTGATGGCTTGAGCTTTCGGCATCAAAGACAAAGTAGTCAGAGATTGCGTCAAACGGATTAAGAGAAACAGGCTCTACAGGATCCCCCGGTTGAATAGGGGCTGTCAGGTCTGTGGTTACCGCAACGACATGCGTAGGAGTCGGCTGGCCGACGATATGCTGAACGGTTACCAGCTCACCATTGACGAACCCATAGCTTCTCGCTGGAGGATTCGCTGCCAGCGTCCAAGCGAATGCACCTGTCTTGGTGTTGTATTTAGTGTCAAAGTAAAGATTCTTGCCTGTGCTGTCAGGAGTAATCCCAGCTGGCACGTTGTACCGATACTGAATCGTCGAGGTATCTTCGACAATCTTCCACGCCTCGACTGACCAATACTGCACCAGCTCGTAGTTGGCGCATTGCGGTTGACTGGTGCAGGCGACGGCGTAAAACCGGACGGGCTGACCGTTATCCGTTGTGTCGAGCCAAACCAGGCTGGGGTCACGCGCCGTGTCGATGCCGCCGATCAGGTTGCCGTCCCAGTAGAAAGTCCAGCGCTCCACGTTGGTGTCCAGGCGCACCCACCGCTCCACCAGCGTGCGAGGGCTGGTGCTGTAGCGAGGTCCCTCAACACGCTGCCAGCTGCTGTCGGCAACAGGAATCGCCCCGTTGTTAGTCGCGCTGACGCTGATGACGGACCCCTTGAGCTGCCCGGCCTCAGGAGTGCCGCTGCTGATCGTTGCGTCTAAATACCTATACCACTCGTCGTTGGAGCAGACCTCTCTCGTTAGCACCAAGCGCTGAGCAGTGAACGCAACGAACCACCTGCCCAGCGCGTTGGTGAAACTGAACCCGTCCCCGGCGCCCTTACCTAAGACAAAGACCTGCCTGTTCTCAAGGTAACGCCGAACAAAATTCCCAGGAACCGGCAAGAAGCGGTATTCGTACTGCTCCGTCTGGGGGTGTATGACTCGGATGTAGTTGTACTGAGCCTGTGGGGTGCTGCCCTTAACGCAGAAGATGTGGTCGATGCCGCCAATGTCACGCCACTGCAGGTCCGCTGGTGTTCTTACCTGCAACCTGAAAAAGCTAAAGCGCGTGGTGTATTTGTTAACCACGCCAAGGTCGAACTGTTGATCGTCGCTTTCAAATTGCCAAACCTTTGACGGCAGAGGCTCATCGTTGACGTTGGTGAAACCGTTAATGCGACGCCACACCGTGGACTTAATGCCGAACTCAGTTGCAGCGCACTTTCTTGTGTTGCTGACGGTGGCCAACGCCACTCGTTGAGGTACAAACGACTCAGCACTATGCAGCGTGTCGCCGGGGTTAGCAAGCTGTATCTCTCCGCCAGACTCAGTAACTTTGAACTTGATTGTCTTCGTCAGACCCGGCGCCCACACCTCTTTGGGTGCGTTGCTGACAACACAGATAGCGGTGCCCACCATAAGTTGGGTTCCCTCTTTAAGTAGGTCGTCTAGCTCTTCTCTTGTGGAGGTAAGTGTCCCGTTAACGTCGGTAAGACCCCAAGGCTGAAAGCGCTCCTTGTCTTCAAGGGTCGGAGAAAGCGTGTAATCAACCAGATCACCCTTGGACGGGAACGTTGATGGAGCGCTTGTGACGGCGCACTGCCTTGCGTACAGCGCTTCGTTCTTCCACGCCTTTGTTTCCAGGTCCCTCTTGGATTCCGCGTTGGCAGATCGCAGCCTCAAGACCAACTCATAAGGAAGTTGATACCTGTTGCCATTTGGTGCTGGGTCATACGTCCCGAACTGAACCTGCCGCGAAGGTGTGCGAGCCCCGATGAACAATGGCTCATAGTTGCGGCTGAGATCCCACCAGACCGCGAACGGATCCGATGTCTCGGTGTTTGGGGCTTGTGATTCTGGATAGCGGCCGTAGGTGTCCGCCACACTTTCGACGGTGCGCCCACCATCGGGTTGGAAATACAGAGCAACCTGAGCGTCGTTAATTGAACTGAGCTTCTGATCCCCCATCGCAAAGCCCCAGTAGCTGGGCTTCTCGCCAAGGTCGCCAGCAGAGAGCACCAATAGCGCTCGCAGTTGCTGGGCGCTGCCGAGGCTGAGCATCTGCGACCACACCAACTGGCTGTTGACTCGGACGCCGTTGCGGGAAAACACCAGCGGGACTGTCGAGCCCAACGTCGCCAACTCCTGTAAGGAGTCGAAGTTGCCGAGCGGTGTGAACCGATTAGGACCGACAACATCTGGCCTGCGGATTGGCGTCCTGTTGGCAGGTTGCTTTGGTTGCGCGGGCTTCGGTGCCAGCAGTGCGCCCACCGCTGACAGCGCAATGCCGACAACCAGATTGATCAAGAACAGCTCAAAGCCGGTGGCTCTGATGTTCGGGATTCTCTGATACTCCGCTGGTCTGCTGCCGTCGTAGGCGTTGGTCAGCGCTAAATACTCGAAATACTCCTCGTCGGTGATCCCGAGAACGTCGATCAGATCCCGCTCGCCGGGCAGTAAAGGGCGACGATATCCAGCGCGTCGAGTGGGATCCAAGTGGCCCGCTGATTCAGAAAAGCGATCCATCCAGGTTCCGCTGTGCAGTAGGCCGCCACGCAAAGGTTAGCCTCGGCTGATCGACACAAAGCAACCACGCCAGGCTCTGGCTGGTTGGTCTGTACGCCCCACGCTTCCAGCTGTTCAGTGAAGATGCTGGTGTCCCCCCGGCGCAGGCGGCGATACCAGTCGCGTGTTGAGCGCGGGGCGGCAACGCCGTCTAGCCCCACCACCGCCGCAGCTAAGGAATAGCAGTCCGCTGCCTGGTGCTGTGCTGGGTCGGCGCCCAGTCGATAGGGCAATCCAAGCAGGGAGTAAACGTCAGTAATTACTGAGGGCTCCGGTGACGGGGAGGCGTCCAACATTGTGTTGCGTCAAGAAGATGTTAGGAACCTGGGTGTCAACCGCATCAATCGGGCTTGACAGCTGAACCTGAATTGCAGTGTTGTCGTAGCTGGCGCTAGTCGCCACCCAATACTCGCGGTTGATGTCTCGCGGAGTGGTGAAGTCCAGATTCATCTGGCAGGTGGAAACGTAGACGCCCCAACGCTGCGTCACGATCTCCTCCACCCGCTCTAGCGCAAGGGCGTTAGCGCCTAAGACCAGGGTGGCTTCGATGGCGTCACCGCTGCGGTTCATCACGCCGCCGCGATAAGCAAAGCTCAGATACTCGTGCCCCCAGCCGTCGTGGACGATGTAGGTGCCGGGGTTGGCGTTGTGAAAGTTGTACTTGACCTCGGGTGCAGCACTTCGGGTCTGCACTCGGATGAAGTTGGTGAGCGCAACGATGCTCATAGTCCGAGACGGCCTCGCTGACTGCGGCTGTACTGCAAGGTCTTCATGGCCCGTGCTTCACCCATCTTGGCGCCCTCTTGTGCAGCAGCGACACGGGTTTGAGCAAGTGCCGTCTCTAACTGCTGCCGGTCAATCCACTCGCGGTCCATGAACTGCGTGGTCTGGAATTGCAGCACGGTTGTTCCGCCGCCGCCGGCAGCCTCACCTGTTGTTGATGCGCCGTCAACCACTGAACTACCCCTGGCACCCATGGCGTAACGAGCCATGGCAGCAGGCATCTTGCTCTCCGGGATGACGTATTCACTGCCACCGCCTTCACCGATCACCGCGCGGGTCGGGGCGGTGACAAAGCCACCGTCTGCATACAGCTTCGGCATCTGCATGGCACCCTTGAAGCCACCCCAAGCGGAGCCGCCACTGCCTCCCCAGGACTTACCGCCGCCGGCACCACCTGCAGCACCACTAAGGATGCTGGTGGCCAACCCGATGATCTGCATCTCAATCCACTTGGCGATCATCTTCGCCGCCATGTCGAGGAAGTGATTGGCAATGCTTTGGAACATCTGCGCCATCGCTTCTTGAGCAGTCATTGCACCGCTTGCAATGCCGCGGAACGCTTCTCCAAAGGCCGAGCCAATGGCGTTGGCACCTGCCACGATCTGATTGACGGGGTCTTGCAGCTCGTTCAACTCACCGCGAACTTTGTTGTAAGCGTCCTGTAAGCGTTGTCCGGGAGACTGCGCCTGCTGGGCGCCGCCCTCGGCCTGCTGGCCCTTGCCCTCAATGATTCCTTTCTGCGCTTTAAGCAGGTCGAGTTGC